CTATTTGCGGAACAGACCAAGGCGATGCAGAATGACTAGGATTCGATAAAACGTAAAGCTGCTCTTCATGGAAGAGTCAACGATGGGCTGTGCAGGCGTGTAGGAAACAGCAGCTTCCATAGCCTCCTTGGCCCAGGCCGGGGTTTCCATCTGCTGTCTACCCTCAAGCTCGCCGATGCGAGTCTCCAACTGCTTGATATGTGCTGCCTGCTCCAGAACAGATTGCTTCAGCACGTCACGACTGTGCTCCAGAGCTGCCATTTGCTGCTGCAACGCTTGCATTTGTTTCTTTTCCTCTTCGGTCATCGGTGTCTCCTCCTTCTGTCCATAGGCCTGACGAAGCTCCTGCTCGGTCCCACGATAGACGTTCAGATCTACGGCCCCCTGAATACCATTCACACGGCCGCTATCACTATATTGCCAAAAATCCCATTGCTTCCATGCCGGGGTATCAGCAGGAACTCTTGTCGTGCTGTAACGGGCAATCCACAGCGTATAGCTCCCAAGGGACGCATCAAACTGATTCGCAAAAGAATTACCTGTATAAATCATCGGCTTGCGTCCAGTCAACCGCTCCAGCTCGTTCAGGAAGCTCTTGGCAATAGCATTAATCTGGGCCTTGCTCAGATTCGCAGGATTATTCTCGTAATCCATGACTGGCGGAAAGGCAAAGGAGGAAGCCCCCCCTGCATCGTGCAAGGCTTTGGCAAAATTCTGTGCCTGCCTTACGGCTTCTTCGGTGCTGGTCGCATCCACAAAATGATAGGCACCATCCAGCACGCCTGCTGCTCTCGCACCTTTTACATTAGTGGCATAATTCGGGTCCCGGTAGGTGCTGCCCTGTGTTGCCTTAATGAAAGCGAATGATTTGCCAGCAGCTCTAACCTTGCGCCAATCGACGGTACCCTGGTAACGGGATACGTCGATCCCTTCTGCGGCGTTAGCTTTTTTGTCCTGCATATCGTAACCTCCTTTTCTTGCTACGGTAGTCTTGTAATCATTTTGTGATTATCTTCAAGAAAGTCCGTAATTGGCATAAATCTCATGCTAGATCTATGGTGAAATACGGCGTTGGCTGCCTTGCAGATGAAGTGAAGTAAATCACTCATGCGGCCAAGCTGTTCAATGGGGAAACTTTACATAAGTTGAGGATCTTCAAGGATGTGCTCTTTGTCTGATGCACCAGTCATTCGATGCAACCAAATGTGAGTGTAAAGCCGCTGCAAGCGGGGAGCCCTGTCGATCGCTGTTAAGCCTGTTGTTCTTTGATCTAATATAAGCAGATGATGAACAACAAACTTAAAGGCGAACACTTCGTTTCTCTAGGGCTTCCCCGCTTTCCGCTAATCTCACACTCTCCAAGACCACTACACATGAAATCAGATTAGATCAAATAAAGGGCGTGATGCGAAGAAGTATGCTTAATAGATCGACTGAACGATCAGTTACATAGATTGAACTAAATATGATATGGGGCCGGACCCTTCAACTGCGGTGAACGTTTGAGATGCTGCTGTTATCCCCACTTATCTGCATTATAAGTGACTTATAGCGATGGATATCCAGAGACAAAGGCGACCGCGGTCGGCTCGAACAGTTTCACAAGAAGAGTTGACTGCTCCTCAACTTATGTACAACCCTAACTAGGTGCTTAAATTAGGTGCTCGCTTTGTTGCTACATCCTTTACCTATGTTCAGTCCTTCTTCTTGGCAAATTGATAGGCGCCTGTAGCGCTAAGCCCGATCACTGATATTTGCACCAGGTTCATGCGCAGCCATTCCGGCACGAGCACGAAGACAGCTGCAATGAGTAGCGCCGCTATGTGGACCCAGCGGTCTGGCAGCGCGAAGCTTCGCGCCACCCCTACATAGGCCGCTACCAAGGCCGCCATCGTCAATATATCGTTGGATAGGTCCTCCATAGGATCAGCCTCCCGTCACTGTGATTGCTGCCCAGACAGCTACGACTACGCCACCGCCAACCGCCGTTATAATCGCGCCGTAGAACGTCCGTCTGAACCATTTCTGGTCTTCTTCCTGCCTGCTCAATATTTCCAATGCAATATTGGCATTGCGCAGCGCTTCATCAGCCGTATCCTTGACTGGCTCCAGCAGATCAATCCGCTGCTTGGCGTTATTTGCCGCTTGGAGAGCCTCTTTAGCCGTCTCCTTTGCGATCTCCAATGTAGTCGCGATCGCCGACAACGTCTTCAACGTTTCCTCAATGCGAGCGAGCTGAACCCGAATTTCCGTTAACAAATCTGCTTCCGGTATGGCCTTCCCTCCTCGGTTATGCTCCATCCTGTCTCCCTCCTTGCCTGTTGTAATGGATGGACTTGGGTTTGTATCTATTGTGATTCACATATCAGCCTTGCACGCTGCTATATGTGGTCATTTCAAGCGAATTCCAGATGATCGTCGATCATGTTTCATTAGTCAGTATTTTGCATAATTCGATTAGTAACGCCATGAAGTGCAATATATAGACGAATAGAAGCATTTCGATCTATACATTGTGGATTGAATATCGCTTGATGGATTTATGCAAAATGCTATAGTACAAGATATGTTGTCCGATGTTCCTCTGTATGGCTTATAGCCCTAATCTTGTGCAGAAAAAGCAAATACCCGGAAGAAGCTCTCCCGGGTGGTAATCGTAAATTAGTATAATTATTTGTAAATTCAAAGCCAGCCATGATCCACCTTGGTTCTAAATGCTACCTACTGCTTCCTTAAGATGCAGCCAGCTCTGGTCGTCGGACATAAATCTCCGCCTTGACCAGACTTCGATTCTGATCATCAAGGGTATAGGAGCCCAAAATCTCCTCAATGGTGCCCTCACCTCGCTCATAGCGCGTGATACACGCATTGGCACAGATCCGAATCATTGCCGTCGACAAAATAGCCACACTGTCCACCTCCCTTTCATTTTGATGTATGTTCATCATTCTAGAATCACAGATCACGAATACGTCATTGCATCGACGTCATTGTTATCCTTTCATAAGCATCTCTGACAGTACGATCTCCAGATCTGACAAGCGCTCCTTGAGCAGATCTGTCTCACTTACCAGTTGACCTGGTTGCTGTAATTCCGCAATCTCAGCCTCTGATAAGGCTTCAAGCCACAACTCTGGCTGCTGTGGTGCACGGTATTCGGGCTGCTCACCTTCTCCGTTCCATTGCTGGAGAGCCTCTTGATAGGCTTGTTCTGCGATTTGAATCGCCTCTTGGTGAGCTCCCCAAGCCTTCAGAGCGAAACGTGGCTGATATAGTCCTGCTGGAACTGGATAGCCAACCGTGTAACCTGCGAGGAAAGGCTCAATCGTGCCATCTCCTTGTGCTTCCGCAGGCAGCTCATAAAAAGGGACGACTCCTGTAAAGGAATCGTCCACGATATCGTCCTCGATAAAGAGGCCATCTGTGTTTATTTTGGGTACGGCTTTCATCTTGTGTCCTCCTTCTTTAAATGGTCATAAAACTAAAGTCTAGTAGTAACGCACCATTAGCAACTCCAACATTACAAACAATATTCCCGTTTTGTGAGTGAATAACTAGCGTGGACGCTACGGTCACATTTGTTGGGGTCACAGAGGGAGCAGACACCTCTATAGGTCTAGTGGGGCGGAACCCCGGAGGCAGTATGAAAATCGTAGAACCAGTCGAAGATATGCCGCCTTTTAAATAGCCATACACATGCACCCTACCAGAAGTGTCTTTGTAATAACCCACGCTCTGCCGATAAGTGTCATACTCTACCCAGGAGTTAAGGAGTGTCGGTTTAATCCATAAAGGAGCAGGAGGGATCTTATCTTTGTCTTCTTTCTTGTTCTCTACGACGCTTAATCTTGCTGAAGCCTGTTGTACGTCTTGGACAAGATCAGTAAGTAGAGACTTTTCATTGTCTGGGACAGAACCAATAATGGCTTCTACCGGAGATGTATCCATCATCAGGTATGTGACGCTGTAGCTGGTAGATGTATCGAAATTAGAAGCTGGTAAAGATGCTAGTTCATTTCCATATGTGGAATGCGTAGAACTGAAGCGTAAGATATTCCAAAAGTCACGAGCCCCGTTCTTGTATACTGCCAGAATCTTTCCTACTTGATAGTTTAATTTAGCAGATAAATGCCAGTTATTGATATTGTATGCGTTGGATGTCGTATAAATTGGATTTGCCTTTTCACGAAGCACGACTCCACTTCCAACGTCAATCTGATTGCTACCCTTATTAAGGGTAAGTTGTCCTTCGCTAACAATTGGCTCTACTTTAGGTGTAGCCAACTGATAGAAAAGCTCATAAGGCGTCCATACTGAATGACGCGTATAGGAATATTCTGTGATCGGGCGCATCGGCAAACTAGTAACAAATGTCGATCCTGCAGGCCCTCCACTTGTTCGATAAATACCATCCAATGGAACCCAAGCTTTACCTGCTGCCTCATTGTTGTAGGGGATACTAACGTCACCTTGTCCAGCTAGGTACATCTTCCATCCCATGAAATACGCTTTAATCTCATCAAGCGAAGGAGTAAAACCGTCTCCCCAACCACTATCCTCTGCAAGTATAGAAAAGGCGAAATTACCATTTAAAACATCAATGGCCCAGCTATCCGCATTAGTTGTATGCTCTCCCCATCCCAAAATTTTACCGTCATACTTAACACCACCTTTGCTGCCTGGGGTGTAATTGTAATTCACTCCAGACAGTCTGGGATAGAGGGTTTTAAATCCTGTATATGAACTTATTGCTGAGCTCGTTATTAGTGATCCATCCAGTTCAACTCTAGCCCACTTCATAGCCTTAAAAAACTGCCCGTCACGCTCGAATACACTATCCGCATTAGCACCTGTAAGTGGATCGGCATACAGATCAGTCTGCAGCGCCAGCATACTGTCTTCACGCGCCTTAAATACTTGAGCTTCGCTACCGACACAAAGTATAGGTTTTTTGAACGTTCTAATTGTACCACCAGGATAAATCCACGAAGATGGGTCAAACTCATCCACATAAGACGTAATACCTGATAGGTTAACAGCTACACGAACAGCTGCCAGATTTACAGTAAACGAGCGCGATTCTCCAGGGTTTACGGAAATACCTTGTACACGATCTTGGGAATTAGATTGGCCTGCCCCAATATATACAGAAACTCTGATAACTCCATTGCTTTCTAATGGATTTGATAATGTATAAGTCTCGCCCGCAATAAATGGTATATTGTAATACAAGTAGGCGTCTGTACCCGGAGAAGATGCGAGTGTACCTGTAATTTCGTAATCATCTGAAATAAAAACTCTATTTGGAGTTGTGAACCAATTATAAAATGGCGGCAGCAAGTTCTCCCCATAACGAATCGCATACGGGTTACGAACAGGCTTTACACTATCTACATAAGGATATTTAGCCCCTACCTGTTCAGCGCTCATATTGTCCAAGGCAGCATGTTCTGCAGCTGTGATTTCGTAAACACGGATAGCATCGACATATCCAACACTACCAATCGGACCGACAACTTCCGATACAACATATGCTGTAGTAACTGTCGGGGCAGCACGATATGCTTTCCATAGCGTATTGAATTTGCTCGTATCCGTAGCATTTCCGCTATTTTTGCTCTCGTCCAAGCCATTTACATATATACCAACATAAGACCCGGTAGTTGGCTTTCCTTCAGAAACAGCAATATAGTAACTTCCTGCTTTCACTTGGAAGCTTGAGGATGTGCCCGAGCCACTTCCCGATCCGGTTGTCGTAATCTTTAATGACTGGCTTCCCTGATATTTATTCGTTGTATCTGCCGATAATGTTGCCTGCCACGGGGTCATTCGCTCTATGTTCTCACAATTCCCATCTCGCCCCAACAAATTCACCAACGTCCGGCCTTTCAGGCCTGTAAGGCGAAACGGCACGGTCTTGTCCGATTCTATAATCTGAAGCCCCGGCTGGAGCGTAATTTCCTTACGCTGCTCTGTATCGAGGCGTTGCTGGAGCTCCTTCACCTCACCATCCACGGCCTCGGCAAAAGCATCAATTTTCTCCCAGTTATCATTCATCATCGTCTTTACGTTAAAATACTCATGTCCGTCGAGGACGGGGTCTTTCATTAGCAAATCAAGCTTTGGCGTGTTCTCAGACAATGGTTACACCTCCTGCAAATTTGTGTAAAGGAATCTCCTGCATCTCCTTCAGCGGGATGACCTCATGAATCTCTCGAATGACCAGATAGCGGAATTCAAATTCAACATTGAGATGCGCAGGCTTAATCTCTTCGATCAGCGCCTTGAGGTCATCCAGATTCGGCGGAATGCCGACCGTATCAATGAACTTGATCGTGAACGACCATTCGCTTGGTTGAAAAGTTACGTCTACCTTGCCATTGTCATAGGCTTCGGCTACATTTTTGACGAATCTCCCGGTAAAAGTCCCCGAGCCACGCAGCTTCGATTCCACGACAGCCCGCCGCTGCTCTAGCGGCTTCTGATGGTCCGTACCGATTCCAAGCTCCTGCTCCCAGCGTTCCAGTCCCCACGTCGCTGTCCGCACGAAGAATTGATCCAATGTCTCATTCAGCGCCCGGGTCAGCTGATCTAGCTCCTTGCCCTTGGCATCCATGTCTGCCCTGACGATTCGTGACGCTTCGTAATAAGCAGGTACAAAGGACAGCATCTCCAGCCCAGCTGGACTTGTGACCGGATATATATTACTGGACAAGCAATCTCCTCCTTTCCTCACATGACACTACTAATGTCATATATTGCTCAGCATCGTCTAGCTGCTGTATGCTTACATATCGCGTCTGCGCTTCTATTTCGCTTACAGAATTTTCCCGGCTCTTATAGCTCACTGTTTCTGATGGTGGCTTATAGTTGGCGCAGGTATTATTCAAATACGTTCACAGTTCCCAGCACCGCGACCTGACCCTCGAATATCTCGATATTCGTGTCTGCTTCCCCGCCCGGGTCGGTAGCCTTGAACACCTGAAGCTCCTTGTAGTCGGTAATCATCGGAATATCAATCAGCACCGCCGAAATCCGGGTATAGCGAACAAGAGAATCCTGTGTCGCAGGCGAGCCAAAAGAGATTCGCTTAAAGTATTCGCGTGCCCCTTGCTCGATCTGCTGCTTCACATCCTCCAGATTGGCACTGGATGCCAATGTTAGCTTGGCACTAATGTTAATGCGGACCTCCTGTGCAGGCTGCACCGTAATGACAGGCCCTGCCGGAGCAGTCCCTTCGCCCTGTCCATCCATCGTCGGGTCAATATACTCCTGAACAGCCTCAACAATCTCCGTGTTGGCTGCTCGCTTGTCATTGTCCAGCAGGTAGATTCCTACTGTGCCTGGCCCCTGCCAGAGCGGCTTTACCTGTACACCGCCGACCCCTGGAATCTCACTAGCCCACTGCACATATTGCGCCTTGTTGCCGCTCGTCCCCGGATTGCGGACACGCAGCAGATAACGCTCCAGCAGCGATTCATCCGATTCCACATCAGCGCCGCCTGTAATCTCCTCGGGATTGGTCACGGCACTTACCCCGCTTACAGCCGTTGCCAAGACGGTCACGACGCCTGCGGGTACATTGCCATTTTTGCCAGCCACAACAGCCGTCACAGGAATCCGTGCTTCACCCGTGCTACCCAGTGTCACATCATTCGTAGTCGCATATTCGACCGACTGTTCACTGGATATCTCATCGGCTGGTGTCGCTACGACCGTTCCCTTGGGCACCACTGCCCCTGCTGTTCCTGTAAAACGCACCTGTCCTGCAGCAGCGACAGCCTGTCGGCGATTCACTCCATGCTCCGCTGTACGCAGATCCAGATAATCGCCATAGGTAGAGCTCGCGAAGCCGCGTTCCAGCACCTGTTGCGCCCATACCGCAGCCTCTGCCAGCATAAAAGCGACTGGAGCCTGAGCGTCCCAAATAAAAGAGCCCTCGGATTTATCCAAATCCGAAGGCACCCGCTCCAGCATCCGCCGCATAATTTCATCCTCTGTCTGATCCTGCAAATACTCAGGCAAGGTTGCCATTAGATCACCACACTTTCTATCGTTTCGATCTCGTCTCTCACATTCCGAATGCGACAGCTGAATCTGCAGGCATCCTGCTCCCAGCTGAACTCGAACTGATCCACGCCAGCTGTACGTGCATCTGCGAGCAGCGTCTCACTGACCATTCGTCTGACTTCACTTTCCACTACAGCTCGGCTGTAGCTGTTACCCAGTAAATCCTCAAGCTCGCTACCATAATCGCGAGAATAGATAATATGACGGTAACGCGGGGTTCGTACGGCCTTTTCACACCAGATGACCCACGCATCCTTCTCATCCGTCATCGCTACCTTTCCGGTCGGTGTTAGCACGAATTCGCCCTTTGCAAAATCAAAACGCCAGCTCCGGCCAAATACAGCTGTCTGGCTTGCCAACGTATCTAGCTCTGTTACATCTACATCCAAAATCTCTTCTGTCTCGGGAAATAGGTTAGCCACCTCCACTCACCACCCTGCATACGACCACGACATCATTGCCGCTATTCACCCGTACTGCCAGCACTCGGTCTCCGGGCTTCAGGCCTTTGTCCAACTGCAGATTGACCTCTTCAATCTCCGTCTCGTCAAAATAATAGGAGGTATTCATCGTCTTATCCTCCCAGTAAGGCTCCTGCACACGGGTCGATGTTCCCTTGAACATATGCCGTGGCATCGACAGCAGACCAGGCAGCTCGGCCACCAGATAATCTTGAATCTCATGCTTGAAGTCATCCAGCTTCAATCCAGTGGCTGTAATCGTCCCCAGGACTGCTCCCAGACCGTCCACTGCCTGCTTGGTGTGCTTGGAGAAGGAGGACTGGATGGCAGAAGCCAAGTGTACATAAGGGTCCTTAGTCAAGATAAAACCTCCTTTTTACATCTCCATAGGTGCCGAGTTCCAGCGACATACTGCCCGGATTGCCCAGCTCACGGCTAACCGAAATGACGATCAGGCGCAAGCTACCCAGCATTACTGCATCCCCTGCACGAATGGTGTTGATATCTGGTGCCGTGACGGAGATAGTCTGTTGAATGCCAGTGAGCTTGGACTTGGCCAATTTACGGGCAGCTGCGGCTGTGTTCACCTTGTCGTCCTGTAAAATGACCTGTAGCGTACCAAGTGTCTTGGTGTCCTTCTCTTCCATAGCCAGCACCTTGGAAGGCACCTCTTTGGTTGAATTCGTATTGGCAGCGACAACCTTTACTTTGGTTACAGCTCCCTCCAGGGTCCTGGATTGGGTTACCTCCGATACAGGATCGAGCACAAAGACCTCAGTATTACTACCGAGCTGAAATAATTGAAGCCCCGCAGAAGTCATGCGCAAATGATACAGTTCTCCGCCTGATTTTGCCGTCTCCTTTAGATCAGAGAACATCATGGAGAACAACGATTGGGCCCGATAGACCGCTTTGCCTAGCTTCGTTGATGTATCTGGAACATTCGCAAGCTTCATATCCCAATCTGCCGCATACTTGCGAAGCCGTTGGCTTGCTGTCTGACCTTTTGGGAACAAATACTCATCCTCTGATTTATCCAGATAGATCGTACGATCGAACACCGTAAGCTCCAGATGCTTCTGTCCGCTATTGGCACTGTTAGCCTCCCATACTACCCCCGGATTCAGCAGTGGAGCCATGACCTCCTTGCCAAAGCGCTGCCCACTTACCCGGATTGGTAATCCTGGAGTAATCACTGGCAGTGAATCAATCGCAGTCAATCGTATCGAGGCCTGATAGGCAATCTGGTGCAACGAATCCTGAAGTCGAATACTCTCTACAGCACCGGTAATATCATATTTATCCTGTAAAATAACCTTATAGCTCATGATAATACCAGCTTCTGCCCAGGTCTGATCTGATTCGGGTTCTTACCAATTACCTTCTGATTCAGGCTGTAGATTTTTTTCCAATCCGCACTATTCCCCAGTTCAAGCTTGGCAATTTTGCTTAATGTATCTCCAGACTTTACTGTGTAGGTCTTGGATTTCTTTTTCAGATCACTTCTCGCTGCTTTGTTCGTAGCATTTGCTTGGGCTGTACCCGCCTTGACTCCTGTCTTCATCTCTCTCCAGGTACGAAGTGCAAGCTCAAAGTACACATCTCCTGGATCACCTCCCTGAAAGGAAGTATTGTGGGAAGCCACGAATACGGGAACATTGACAGCTGTCTCCGTTATGATGAAGCGTACTGGCTTTTTGGATAGCATGTAGGTATTCAGTCGATTCATCGCCGTCTGCGGGTCTGGAAGATTGGTATACTTGCAATAAGAGGCATCATATTCTTTTGGAAAAAAAGAAGAGAAGGTAATTTCTTTTACCCTCTCTCCTTGATCAAAGTCATATTCGCCATCGGACAGTACATGTACGGTCTTCAGTCCCTTTTGACGAGAAATATTTACTTCGGCTGGATTGACAGGAAAGGTAAAAATCTCCCCTGCCTCATCCACAATAATAAAATCCATTTTGTCATCACCTCCAAAGCTCCAGCAGCTTATGCTCTTGCTGTCTTATTGTTCTCCATTGCCCGCTTGTACTCTGTTACAAAACGAGTCCCCACCTGGAAGGCAAGCTCTTGGAAATTGACCGGCTCACCGACCGTAACCTGAATTCCTCCAGTAGGCATGTTAACGTTCGTGGAGTTGTTGTATTGCGGTGTATTTTTCACTGCATTTCTTGCGGTTGAAGTATGCTTTTTACTGGTGGAATAGGATTTTGAACTTGAAGTCTTCGGTTTTGGCAATTGAAATGGTGGATTATCCTTAAAATACTTCATATAGTGATTAGCTAATTTTTTGTTCATCCAGCTCTGCATTGAAATTGGACCCAAAGGTATTGCCGATTTTAACCCTTCCTCAATAGTTTCCGGTGTCAAAAATTTCTCTGGGAGGTCCAGGGTCCCCTGAAGTAGATTACTTCCAATTATTACTTGGCCTTTCATGCCATCTCTTTGATAACTTAGATGATCCTTTACATAAGGAGTAATCCGACGAACTGAGTTTTTGAAATTCGTATTCACACTATCGTTGAGTTGATTAGCTAATAATTTGGTCTCATCGATTTTGTTGGCCGCTGCAACACTCTTAGCCATCACACCTCTTTGAAAAGAATTCGTCATATACTGGATCATACTTCTTGATGCTGGTGATGGAAGCATCTTGGATAGTTGATTGCCGACTGAGCCTGCACCATTTTGAATGCTGGAGCCGACACCGTTAACCAGTTGCTTCGCTTTATCAGCACTCCAATTTATCGCCCCTCTATGGAGATAATTCGATAGATCAGAGCCTTTTTGAATCCAGCCACTCTGAAGGTCCACTGAGGGTAGAACATACTCATCCGTCATCTTATCCACAAAGTTATTCGCGGATTTGGTCCACTTGCCTAGGTTACTCTTAACAAAATAAACGCCTTTTCCTGTCCAAAAGCCTAGTTCTCCTCCGAAGTCCTCCAGCTTTTTACCTACCGTGAGAGAAACTGCTGTTGCTACTGCAGGATTTCCTCTCCCCACATAAGCTCCAAGAGCATCACCAGCAAGTCCACCTAATGTAGAAAAGACATGCTCCCCTAGTTTAGTGTACTTCTCCTCACCTTCTGCATATACGATTTCATTGGCCTTCAACAGGTAATCTGACACATCTACTGCCGTGCTTGCTATCGGAACAGTTTTCTTAACACCTCTAGGTAATTTGTCGTAAGCATCAAGGGCCTTTGACGTCCAGTGGTCAGGACCAAAGCCACTTCTACTGTTGTATTCTTTAAGAAACTCTACAGCAAGTTCCGCTTGGTCTTTTCCATCGCCAATTTTCTCTTGAATATCACTCCATTTTTCAAACTTCTTATCAACCTCATACTCTTCGTTTCCAGTTAACTTTCTCATCTCTTTACTGAAGTCGGTGTAAAAGTCTAATTGTTCTAGGGGAAAAACCACCGTTTTTAGATATGCTCCGTAATAATTCGCCCATTTGTTATTCACTACCTTTTTACCTAGTACTTTTTCAAGAAACTTGTTTCCTTTTAAAGTTTCTGAAATCTCTTTTCTATTATTTAACTCGTCTATTGCTTCACTAAGGGTTTTCATAGTACACCTCCTTCACTAGCAATTAATCCCTGGCCAGGGAATCCAATTCCTCTTCCGAAAAAGCCAGCAGCAGCAAGCGCTCGCCGCGAGGCAGTCTCCAGAAATCTCCGGGGCGGAGGTGATGCCGGACCCATAAGTGATACAGCATCGTCGTCATTCCCCCGGAGCCAATCAGTTTTTTAGATCGCTAATCTCCACGCCAAATCCAGACAACTCCATCACCTTCTCGCCGACAGCATTCAGCTCACCAGCCAGCAGCATACGGCGCACAGCCTGCTCCCCACCCGACAGCTTGAGACGGCTTGTAATACGCGGATCGCCCCAGCCACTCAGTGACAGGCCTTTGACCTCCAGCTTTGCTGTGGCTTCCGAGATCAGCAGAGCGTTGAAAATCTCCGTATCCACCTTCTCATCCACCTGTCCCTTGACTGTGCGGCGGACCGTAGAACGCTCACGGATGCTGTCCACCTTGCTGGAGGTTAGTCCGCGTAGCACCAGCTCCATATCCAGACGGCGAATATGCACTGTCTCCTCAGGCAGCTTTTCCGTTGCCTCAAACAGGCTGTCCAAAATTTGTTCTTCCGTCATATTCTCGTATAGGCTCATAAGTCTATCTCCTTTTCATCGTTCAGATATTAGAAAAAACGTCTATCGTCGTATTTTCACCGTAGACAAACCGCGTTAACTGGGTGTTTTTCTTGCGACAATCGAATTGCTCAGCTACGCTGATAACTTATGAATGCGATTAACTTAAGAAAAACCAAAGAATCCGGGAGCTACAGCTCATATAGCTGCTTCCCGGATTTCATAAGTTAATTTTATTGGGCTATTTCCATCTCAATTAGTTGGCAACGATTGGGTCCAGCAGCTCATAGCCTTCGAAGGTGAAGGTTGTCTCCTCCTGCACCTCTTCACCGGCCGTCCAGTTAGCAAGCTGGATTTTGTCCGGGGAGCAGCGGATGAGGCGCACACGCTCATGTCCGAACGCTTCGGGATCATCCAGCTTGGAAATGATATCGAACTTGCTGAAGCCACGCTGAATCATGTCTGAAGTAACCTTGTAGCCACTCATCGTGCCTGTACCCTTCTTGATGCCGTTCTTGTGCACCTTCCAGTCGTTGCCGACCAGATTCAGCTCACGCTTCTCCATCTCCACGCTGGCTTCCAGCTTGTTAATATGCGTCTGCCATACCCCATCAATATACGCCTGACCATACGTTCCCAAAATTACTCTTGAAGCATCCAACATTGCATATTCCTCCTTGTGATTGAACCATCCTTGGATGGTGTAATTATGAATTTGAACTAGACACAGTCCTTTAAATTAGATACAGTCTGTCAAATGACACACAGCCCGCCAAATCAAGCTCTGCTGAGGGCTTTACTCAGCGGGCTGCATGTGTGAAGCTATGATGATTATGAAGACTTATTATCATGTACCCGTACACTATTGTTCCATAGGATGAAAGCCACTCCTACATATGCGTAGCCTTCATGCGGCATGGGCTGCATGTGGCATGGCTGCATGTGGCATCATGAGATACATCATGACGTACCTCATGTGCATTACAGCAGCATTACAGCATACATACGTAAGCCATGACATCGGTCCTTCGCGGCTTATTGCACGTAGAATGTACCGAACAGCTGCTCCATGACATCGGTCAGCTTGACGTTCCATTGCAGGAACACCTGATCCGCTTCTGGCGTAACGACTGGAGATGGTCCGTAGTAGGCCGGGTCCAGAATTACATCATAGCCGGATGCCTCAATGACACTGCTGAGTGCCAGCTGTGCCAAATATTCCTTCACAGCACCGATCAGTGCCAGACGACCTTCCTCTGTGTTGTTGACCTTCCCGATATAAGTCTCCTCAGCTGCACGCTGCAGATCAGCATTGATCGCATCCATGACGCGGATGGAACGGATCTTCTTCCATGCATTATTCTGACCAGCTGCTGGTGTGACAAGGCTGTTAATCCCGCGCAAGGCCTTCACCTGACGTCCATCATGGAATAACAGGAATACCCCGTTGCGAACGGCCTGCTCCTGCTCTGGGCGAGTCCAACGGCGTGTCACATCCTCGAATGGTGTCACTGCATACGTCGTAGATTGGTTCAGACGTTGACCTGCGATCAGACCAGCCACATAAGCCGCTGTCTGTGCAGAGCTGTACTCCACTCCAGCCAGACGCACACCTGTGCCGACATTGATGATGCCCTCATGGTTCAGTGCGAGGGAACGTGCAGAAGCTGCCTGTACCGCATTAGCAGATACATCCTCAGCTGCGGAGCCACCGAATACCGCCACGACTCCTTTACCTTGGTTGCGCACACGCTTAACCCAAGCCGCGAAGCTTTGCAGCAGAGCCATATCCGCCGCATAATCCAAAGCAAGCACGTTGAAGTCCTCGCCCTCCAGAGCCTCCTGCATGGCGATATAATCGGCGTTGGTCAACTGACTGTTGCCGCTGATGCCCCCGGTAAGACCAGCACCAGTAATATTAGCCAGTTCCTCTGCTGCGGTAAGCACCTTTGCGGTCAGCCATTTGTTCTCGCTATCTTCATTAATAGCTGCAGCAATAGCTTCAGCTGTAGCACTCTCCGCCGTGAACGTCTTCAGCAGCTTCGTGCCCTCATAGAGCAGCACTTCCTTGACTGCATTATTGTCAATGGTTGGTTGTACCGTCACTGTGAAGCGATTGCCGCGTGAACCGGAATAAATCGCCGTCAGTTCGATTACATCCTCTGCATCACCATTCTTCAGCTTCACTGCAGCTTTCGCAGCGGTATCGTCTGCCAGTCGGTATGCGAGCAGCTTTCTCGGACCACCCAACAGAGCCAGATAAAGAGTGGAATACGCAGTAGCCCCATCCTCTGTGCCACCGGAGAACATCTGCTCAATAGCCGTCTCGCTGCCAATCTCCACAAATGTACCTACAGGACCCCAATTGGCCTTGACTGGTACAATGACCGTCCCACGCGAGCCGCCTTGAATTGCGGATGCTGCCGCCGCCTGAAAATTCATATACAATCCGGGCAATACCGGTTTATTCGTGTTCTCCCAAGTTCCGCCTGCCATATTACTCCACCTTCGCTTTCATAAATTTTGTAATTTTTGTGCCTGCTTCCTCCACGGATAGCAGTTGATCCTCATTTCCATAACAAGCGCCTGCCAGCACCTCCGGCTTTACCCCGAACAAGACCTCGGATTTGGCCTTCAGTTCATTCAATGTGTAGCGTGGGTCTGTGACCGACTGTGGGTCTGGCTTCTGTGTCTTCTTCTTGAACACCATATCAAGCACCTCATTTCAAATTCGGATGTACATATAGCCTGCGAATCAACGCTGCTTCCTCTGCTGGGCGCATTCGCCGTTGGGCCAGCGTAAGGCTGATCTGTCCATTCAGGAAAGAATCCGTCTGCCAATCTGCACGAATCTCCTGCGCGGACATATACCGCCGTGTGTCAGCATCCAGTGGAAGCTGCAAAGCCCCGCTAATCGCCTCCATTAAGAGCGAGGCTGTAGCCTGCTCCAGACGCTGATTGGATGCCCAGACATGACCCGTGAACGTTTTGCGGACCTCATACATGGATGCACTTGGGATTCGTGTCTCACTGCCCGTCATGCGCCACAGAATGGCGCGCGAGCCAATAGCCTCGGGCCAGGCATCACCGTATACCCGCCATGTATCATCCAACTGCGATGCGGTCCAACCCTTCAGTGCTGCTAGCCAAGCATCCTCCGTCGCTCCGACGTCAACGACTTCAGCCTCAGGTACATACAGAGCGAACCGCAAGGTCCGCACGATCCGCTCCTTCGTATCTGACACGCTCTCAGCCCCACGACTACCAGCATAGTGCAGCGTTACCGAGCTGCTGTCCGTATCATCCAGAGGCTGTCTATGCAGACCTTCCAGCAGGAGCTGTGCCCAGGCATCGCGTTCTGAAGCCTGGGTAGCGAGACTGTGTAGCTGGATGCATACAATTTGTCGATAGCCAGCCCACGCCGATTTCCATACCGCTTCCCCGAAGGACAGCTCCACATAAGTATCCGGAGGCGGGTCAGGAACCGATTGCAGGTCGTACACCTGGCCTGCTAATTGGGGAATCAGTTCGATGATCCTCGCCTTCAAAGCTTCTCTCATGTAGCTATAGCCCTCCTTTCTCCTTGCTAAATACACAGAAATAAATACAAACTGTGAGCCGCATCCCTGTCTCCATTGACCACTGGCACCACCAGCTTAAGCCATATCCTGACAGTCGATCATGATGGCGTGATGTTCACAGATATGGCTACTGCTTCATCCATGAAGCTGACATTTCAGATGACCTGCAGCTGTGAAAGAGCCACAGCATGACATCATCGTCACGGTCACCAAGTGTGCCTTGGCCCGGATGAAAGCAGTCCATAAAGAAACGGATACCAGCCTTGTGCAGGCGGTATCCGTTTCTCTTGTCCTCATTCCCGATATTAACATCTTACAGCCTTTTTCCGGCTGTGATGACGTAGATAAGCATGATTATAGAAGAGAAAAAGACGAACTTATGTTCCTGTTTTATTCCGGATCATATTCTCTCTTCATTCAGGGCCTAAAACCCTGATATTATGGGATAATCCACAACTCGGATTAACCACATGTTCTCATTTCATCAGAACAAAAAAAGAAGGTATTCCAGTAAAAGGAACCCCTCTTCAATAATCTTCTATATTGCACCTATTATAAAGTAGTTCTATATAGTAGCTTCCAAGCAATACTTATTACTGTCCTTCAATATCAATCTTCAACATTGATCTTCAACGTTAATCTTCTACATTAATCTTCTATATTAATCCTCTATGTTAATCTTCTAATTTTCTATACTATTAAGCTTCTATAATCTATATAGTACTCACAATCATCTTCTATATATTATTTCTTTGTATATTAATCTTTTGTACAATAAGTCCACGTAAAGCTTCTACATAATAACGCTCTTGAGTATTAACTAGTACATCCCAATTACATATTTCATCTTGTCACTGTCTTCTTGCATAATCCAAGGGTGCTTGAATGCGGTCAACTCTTATCCGATCTGAAGCCTATGCCAAAGCGAGCTGGAGTTGAATCTCCACTTCACTTACATCAAAGTTAGTGTGAATTTGTCACACAAAAACAGGAACAAATGTTCCTGTTTGTGATATAATGAAATCATATGCAGCTCTGCTTATTCTAAGCCTTTGTGGCTGTTTTCTTGCGCAGCTGTTCCAGACGTATCATTCCCCTGTCAGCCAGGGCCAAGGCTAGCTTGTAGAAGGCACGTGTTCTGATTTTGCTATACGTATCCTTGCTCACTGGAGGGTCGAATACGTGATTGTAGATTTTGTAATCAAAGACATCATCCTGCTTCAGGTAACGTTCCTGGATCAACAGCTGTTCACGATCGCTCAGACGGGCGACCAGCGTATCAATCATGTTGCAATAGGCTGCCCGCGCGGCGGCGGCGTGCACGTTGTGAATAGCAGTCGAAGCGGTAGCGTCCGAGGTTTTGTTCGTTGGACCATGCGGACGATCTGTATAGCTGGCTGTAACCGAGGTTTCTTTGTCCATGAAGGTTATGGTCTTATAGATCCTGTATTTCTCAAATAGTCCTTCAAGTGTTGCTTGTGTCGCACGTCGATCCAGCTCTGGCAGCATGTCATTCATCATTGCATTCGCTCCTTCTTTGCCTTTTGGCAATAGTATGTGTCCAATGGTCTTACTCATCCCGGGAGGAGTAGGATAAGCAGATCGCATCAGACTTCAATAGTTGTCAGCTTTTAATCTATCATCAGCTTTTGTTCACAATTTGTTCGTGTTTTTGTTCGCTTTGTAGGGATAATATACCACTTTATGATGTGCTCACCAACTGTCATTTTTCGTGAAATTCGAGCGCTAATCGACCTGTGGCTCTAATTTTCTATACCTTTTGGCATATATCTCTCATTATCTCTTTACCTTAAGGCAACATGGTTATATAGTAGATAGGTAACCATTACCAATCAAGAGTGGCATGGTTCAGGCCTCGTCATAATAACTATCTACTATATATACAGTCCTACGAATACGTCATGACACGACACAGGCTTGGATCGGAGCACAGGATGATTGGACAAAAAGGAGTGGCCGTACCGTGCAAGAGTCTCATTTCGGAACCTATTTACGACAACTGCGTGAACAGAAGAAAATCAGTATCAATCAATTGGCAGACGTTGCAGGCATAAGTAATTCCCAGATATCAAGGATTGAGAACGGTCTGCGCGGTGTACCTAAGCCCGCGACGATTCGTAAGATTGCGGATGCCCTTGCCGTACCCTATGAGGAGCTGATGGGCAAGGCTGGTTATCTGGAGCAGGAGTTTTCCGTAACGGAACGTGCCGTCCCGGAATGGGCTACCTCCAAGGACAAGCGTGATTTCAAAAAAATGCTGGAGGAGGATGGTGAGCTAATGTTCGATGGAATCCCCTTGGATGACGAGGACAAACAAAGAATCAAGGATGTATTGACAGGGCTGTTCTGGGAAGCCAAGCAGATGAATAAGCGCAAACCTCCAGGCTCAGGGTAA